ACATTTCGGACCAACAGGTCGAAGCGATCGAGACGATTCGGGAGGAACACGTCGAGAAGTCCGACAGCGACGACCCGGTCAAACCGAACCTCTCGGCGCTTAAAAAAGTCTATCGCCGTGGGGCCGGAGCGTGGTTCGCCTCGAATAAGGGCGCGACGCAACAACAGTGGGCGCTCGCTCGCGTCAAAGAGTTCCTCCGGGACATTCGGAACGACAACCCGCTGAATCACGGGAACGATAACGACCTCGCGCCCGACGGCGTGAACCCGCCCGACGGAAACGCCGCCCTCGCGGACGTGAACGGCGTCTCGATCGACGTCGAAGCGCCCGCCCGCGTGAAAAACGCGGCTGAAGCCGCCCTCAAAGCCAAAGCCGAGTTCGGCGACGAAATCGGCGACTGTGGGACCGGCGTCGGCGAAGACATGGCGGAGGCGATCGTCGACGACGAGCTTACGCCGGAGATTCTGGCGACGGGCGGCGATATCGCCTCGAACAGCCCGGCGACGTATCTCGACGGACATGGCGACGAAGGCCCCGCGAGTGACGACCCGCCGACAGACTGGGGGCGTGACGAATGGCTGGGTATCGACGACGGCGGGTCGCCTCGCTGTGGTCCGGTCCAACTGGGCTTGTGGGGTCATTACCTCGACTGGTTCGAGTCGACGAAAGAAGAAATCGAGGCGGCGCGAGAATCCGAGTCGAACGCGATCGACGACGTCGAAATCCCCGACGAGTATCGCCTCGGGAATCCGGGCGAAGCCGTCGAGAAGGCGACGGACATGGGATTCGGCGACGGCGACTTAGCGGGCGACGAACTGATTCACACGCGCGGCGACGGCGACGAGACCGCCTTCTTCCCCGGCCCGACGCGGGAAGCCCTGGTCTCGGAGCTCGACAGTCGCGGCGAACTCCCGGCCGACGCGCTCGACGACGTCGAACGCATGGCGTCGCCCATGATCGAGCGGCCGACAGACGGCGAGACGCGAGTCGTCGCACACACCCCGACAGACGACCCGCTCGGCGACGACATGATCGACCGGGTCGCGGACATGGTCGACGTCGAGACGGACGTCGCGGTCGACATGACGCCGACAGACGCGGGCGTTCTGATTGACGCGCCGGGAGACGGCGAGTCGTTCCCGCACGTTGTTCTCGACGTCGGCGAGTCGACGACACAAAACGCGAGGGGGAAGCCACAGAAGTCGAGTCTCATGGTCGCGGGCGACGCCGACGGCCGATCGCTTCAGCCGACGTTTGGTCTCGACGGGTCGTTCGACGGGTCGACGGTCGACTCGATCGAGCGGCTGTTCGCACTTGTCGCCGGACAGCCGGTCGCGGTCTCACAGACCGACGGCGAGCTTCGCTTCGACCCGAAGACGCCGACGCTCCCGCACGCGGCCCTCGACGTCGCGGAGATTCTGACACGACGCATGGGCGACGCCGACGGCGTCGGCGTCACAGCAAACGAGTTCCGCGCGGCCGAGGAACTCTACGCCGAGGCGACCGACCCGCCGACGCTGTCGGGCGAGACGTCGTATCACGACGACGAGTCAGAGACCGCCGCGCCGGCCGATATCCGGCTTCCGTTCCCGTCTGAAGACGTTCAGTTGCTTTACCCGGACCAGTCGACCGCCCAGGACGCGGCCGACGCTATGGGCCTCGACGGGACGCATACGCACGACTTCGAGTCTGAAACCTGGTATATGCCGGGTGAGTCGCACGCAACCTTTATCGACGCCGTCGAGGGGCTTGACGCCGGTCTCGCCGGTCTCGCGCCCGTCGCGACACTCGCGGAGACGAAGAATATCGGTCCGATCGAGTTCGAGGGAACCAGAGACGGCGATCTCGACGAGTCGGAACTCCCGAACACGCTCGACGGGCGTCGAGGTCACTACCTGAATCCGGGAGAGACGGAAGCCGAGTCGTCGTTCCCGCTCATCGACGCCGACGGTATGCTCCGGCGCGGAAATCTCAATTCCGCCTGGAATATGCGGGGTCAAGGAGACCTCGGTATGCCGCGCGACCCGGCTGAACGGTTGCTGTTGAACATGGGGCTGGTCTTCGGTCCGCCGGACTCGGAGTCGAACCCGCTTCCGGCGGACGCCTACGACGGCCGTGAGACTGGGACGCCGTATGCCGCCGAGTCGGCTGAATCGGCGGACGTCGACGTTACCCCGTCGAGTTCCGACGGGTCGACGTTCGCCCAGTCGACAGCGGCGGCGGCCCTCGCCGAAGTTTCGGCGAGTCTCGGCCCTAATGACCCGGTTAGCCCCGGCGAGGGACCAGCCGACACGCAACACACAACGCAAAACATGACAGCCGACACGTCCGAGGAAGCGAGACTCGGGTCACACTTAGCGGACGAAATGTCGTACCACATGGAAGACGCCGACATGGGCCGGGCGGAACTGATGGAAGAAATGGCCCAACACGCCGAAATGTCGGAATCCAGCTTTCAGGCGATCGCGGCCGGGGACACCATGTGTCCGGGCGTCGACGCTATGGAAGCTATGTCGACCGTTCTCGACGCCGACATGGCGACTTTGCTCGACGCCGCTGAAGACGACGGGTGTGACTACGCCTCGCTCCGACAAGATATGGAAGACGAATCTATGAGTGAACACGTTACCGAACTAAAGGCGCGACTGACGGAGAAGGAACAGCGAATCGAGGACCTCGAAGCGGAAGTCGACGAGCTTCGCGACGAGCGTGAACAGGTCGCTCGTGAATACGCGGAGGCGCTCGCGTCGACCGACACCGTTCTCGACGCCGACGACTATGTCGAGCGGTTCGAGGTCGCCGAACTCGCGGAGAAGTTCGACTCGTTCGACGACGCGGGCGTCGCCGACGACACGGAACCCGCTGTCCAAAGCGGGTCGAACGGGCCGATCGTCGAGACGGAGTCACTGTCGGCGGCCGATCGCGAGCGGAAAGACGAAATCGAGACCCGGCTGTCGGAACTCGAAGACACGGCCGGCGGTCTCGCGGAGCGTGAACGGCGGCGGCTGGAAGACGAACTCGCGGAGCTAACGGGTGAATAACACATGACTCTCGCCCCAGGCCAAAGTCACGAAGGAACAGAGAGACGAACCGAAGCGCGGACCGCCGCCGAGACGGTCTCGGCGGGCGACGCCGTCGCCCTGAACACGAACGGGGAGGTTGTGACGGCCGACGGGACAGACGACCCCGACGTGTACGGTATCGTCGGCGACCTGGACAGCGACGCGGCGGCCGGCGACGTCGTTCAGGTCACGTATCGCGGGGCTGTCGTCGCGAACGTCGCGACCGGGACGGCGGCGGGCGCGACGCTGGGCGCGGGCGCGACCGAGGGTCAACTCGCCTCCGGGTCGAATTATAAGGGAATCACAGCCCAGTATAGCGAGGGCGCGACGCCGTCGGACGCGCCGGCTGTCCCGGACGGCTTCGCCCATGTCGAACTGTAACGCACGACAGACAACACCTCTAACACGACACTATGCCACTTCCTGATATCGACCAGGTCGTCGACCCGGTCACTGTTCGCGAAGAAGCGGCCGATCGAATCGAAGCGAGAACGGTGGTCCGTGATTTCTTCATGGACCAGACGGTTCCAGACGGCGCGGGCGCGGAATACGAGATTCCGGTCCCGGCCCAGGAACTTCAGGAACCGGAGGAAGTCGACCCCGGAACCGACGTCTCTTACGACCGCGAGGGCTTCGAGCGGCCGCGTATCGCGCGGTCAATCTTCAAGGCCGGGTCGGCGATTCCCGAGGAAGATATTAACGACAATATCTTCGACCTCTTGTCGTCGCACCTCGACGGTCACGCACAGAATATGTCCCAGAAACTCGATCGAGAAGCCTTCGCGGTTCTCGATCAAGCGACGCCGTCCGCGAACGCTGTCTCCGCCGACGGCGGGGCGGACGGGAACATGACGTTCGAGGACATTAACGCGGGCGTTCACACGCTTCTCGAACGCGACGAGAACGGATACTCGGCGGACATGGCCCTTATCGGGTCGTCCGCAAAGGAAGACCTGATTAACGACCTCGCCGACCGAGGGACGGACCTCGGCGACGAAGCCGTTCAGTCGGGCGTGATCGGTGAGTATGCCGGTGTGACGTATGCCTTCACGAATAACGTCACGCTGGGCGCGGACGAAGCGATCGTCGTCGACACAAGCGAGTTCGGCTTCGAGGGCGAGTTCCAGGCCGTCTCGACTGACCAGACCACGGACTTCGACTCCGAGTCGGTCAAAATGAAAATCAAGGCGGCTTACGGGTGGACGACCAAGCACTCGGCGGCGGCTGTCCGTGTCGAGGGCTAACTGAATGGCCTACACGTCGGAGTCAGACCTGAAGTATATCGACGGTCTCGATTCGATTCCGACGTCCGGCCCCGACCCGTTTGGCGACGTCGAGAAGCTGGAAGCGGCCGCCCGCGCCGAAGCGAAGCTCGAAGCCGACGTAAACGACGGCAAGGAAATCGGCGTCGGCGCGCGGACCACGCTTCACGGGTCGGCCGCCGCCGCCTGGGCGTCGTTCCTGTTGACATACGGCGGCGAGTCGCCCCAGTCGGCGCTTGGCGGCGACTTAGTCGACGGGTCGTCGGCCGACGTCGCCGAGTTCGCCTCGACGCATAAGGAAGTCTACCAGTCGTATGTCGCCTCGATCGAAGACTCGGACGCCGACGAGTCGTCGGACTCGACAGACGTTATCTTCAGCGGGTGAGACGCGACCATGACTGACTTCAGCGGGTTGGAAGACCTCGCGGACGACCTCGAACGGTTCGCCGACGACGTCGGGGACGTCGAGACACAAATCGAAGCCACACTCGACCAGGCGGTCGAGAAGACGTCACTTCGCGTCGAGCGGCGAGCGAAACAGACGGTTCCGATCGACACCGGGACGCTTCGGAACTCGATCAAACAGCGACAGGTCGACACCGCACAGTATGCCGTCGGGACGAACGTCGAGTATGGGCGGTATGTCGAGTTCGGGACGTCGGGTCATACCGTCACGCCGAACGACGACGACGGCGTTCTGGTCTTTCAAGCGGGTGGCGAGACCGTCTTCGCGAAGCGGGCGGAAATCCCGCCGCGCGACCCGAACCCGTACCTCCGTCCGGCGCTTCGCGACTCTGAAGACGACCTCGCGAGCGACATTCGCGAGGCGATTCGGGAGCTATTCGCGGAGGTTCTCGAATGAACCAGGACGACGTTCTCGACGCCGTGATTCAAGCCCTGAAGGATTCGACTGCCTTCTCCGGCGGCAGTTTCCGTAAAGACGAAATCGACCTCGACGACTCTCAAGCGCGGGTCGAACAGCCGTTCGTCGAGGTGAAGGTCGTCTCTGACACGCGCGTCGACAGCTTCGACACCGATCGGACGGCGTTCGTCGAGAACGCGGCCGGCGACCGGACCGGCCGAGTGTTTGAAGAAACCCGCGACCTGTCGATCGAGCTTCACGTCGTCTTTGCCGCTGGGAACGCGGACTTCGACGCCTTCGAGTTAGGGACAGACGTCGCCGACGTCCTCGCCCCGTTCGACGACGCGATCGACGCGGGCGTCCGACGGGAACTCCCCGACCCCGACGGCGGGACAGTCGACGACGTCGCGTCGTTCCGCGTTCTCGACGGGACTCCCGACGCCGACCTCGGAGGGGTCGGCGTTCGCCGTCACAGACGCGAGCTTCGCGTCGAATACGTCCGAGAGACGCTTCGGACCAGCGGCGAGACGATCACGACGATCGAAACGTCCGACCCGGAATCAGCCGGGTCGAACTGACCGATACAACCTAACACAACATGGCACTTAGTTTCGGTTCGACTCCAGGTATTCAGATTGACGTCGCCGGGGGCGCTCTTGGCGGCGTGACTGTCGGGACCGAGGAAATCGTCGTCCTGTTCGGCCGGGGAGACCCGTCGACCGGGTCGGCGAGCGTGAACAGCCCGACACAAGTAACGTCCGGCGGCGGAGCGGACGCCGCCTTCGGCGAGGGAACGCGCCTCGCCCAGACCGTCCGCGACGCGATCGCGAACGGTGCGAACGCGCCCGGCGGGTTCGTGTTCGGCGTCATGCCACAGACGAACGCCGTCTCCGACGAAGCGATTTCCGGCGGGTCGGGGACGCTCGGGAACGCCCCGATCGTTCTCGACCTCGCTGAAGTTAGCGTCGAGAACACGACGGACGGGACGGCGGCGGATAATGTCGAGTTCCGATTCGACTCCGCGCCGACCGCGCCGACGTCGTCGAACGAAGTTCACATTAACCCGTACACGGGCGAGGTCGAGGCGGGCGACAGCGACGACTACGCTGTCGATTACAAGTTCCTCGACTTCCAGGCGGCGTTTGACTCGGCGGATAAGGTCGTCGGCGAGGGCGAGTCCGGTATCTTCGTCGTCGACTCGGCGGCCGAGTCGGTCGCCTCGACGCTGTTCGGCGCGATCACGCCGCTTCGCGACCCCGACTTCCGACTGATTAAGGGAATCGCGGCGGCCCAGCCGAACGCGAACACGTCGGGGACGCCGCCGAACCAGCTATACGAAGCGAACAGCTACTCCGATAGCCTCGACAGCTTCCCCGGCTTCGCTGTCGCGCCGGGGGTTCAGGACGGGACGAACCGGACGCTTGTCGGCGCGCTCGCGGGTCTCGCGGCCGGGAACTCGATCGACGACCCGATTCTGACGGACTCGCTGTCGGGCGTGACCGTCGAAACGGGCGTCGACGGCGAAGGGATTCTCACGAAGGCCGACCGGGACACCTTCGCAGATAATGAAGTAATCCCGCTGAACGTCGGCGACGGTATCAGCGTCGCCCGGACGCCGTCGACGGACACCGACCAGTCGTTCGAGACGACGTTCCAGTCGGTTCGCGTTCTCGATCGGGCTGTTCTTCTGGTCCGCGAGGTCGCGAAGGCGTTCCGAGGGCGTCTCGACGTCGAGGGTGGGGCGCTTGATACCGAGGCAATCGCGGCCCAGACGGCCCTCGGCGCGTTAGAAGACCTGGTCGACCAGAATGTCCTTCAGGCGAACACTGACGAGAACCCGAACCGGCTGTTCGTTCGGCCGGCCGACGGCGGACCGGGGGTCGTCGCGTTAGAAGTCGGCGTGACGCCCGTGTTCGCGGTCGACACGTTCACCACCGAGATTACCGTGAACCAGTAACCCCACTAACCTATGCCAGACAGAAACCTCACTGGAGACCAGTCGACGCTCGTTATCGACGGCGAGGCGATTCCCGTCGTCTCGAAAAGTTGGACTTACTCGAAGGAGACGACGGAGTCGAACTTCGACGACTCGAAGAACCCAGAACGCGGCGTCGTGCTTGACTCGCCGGAAGGCGAACTCGAATACGACGGCGAGAAGACCGACCTCGAACAGCGACTAATCGACGCTCGCGAACAGAAACACCGAATCATTCACCGTCTCGACACCGGGTCTGGATATCGGTTCAAAGGCTGTCTAATCACCGAGGTCTCGGCGGACGAACCCGGCGACGACAAACGGTCCGTGACGATTAGCTGGGAAGGCGAGGAAGCGATCACCTTCTAACACAGACGAGAGTCGACACTTCACACATGCCACGACAGCGAGACGACGTCGAGGTTCTCGATAAGATTCTGGAGGAATCGAACGGCGGGCGTGATTATATCGTCGAAACGGAGTTCGGCGAAATCACGTTCACTATGAATCGCGTGTCTCGGGTTCGACGACAGGACTTCCTCGCGTCGCTCCCGGACTCGCTGGTCGACGCTATGGCGGCCCAGGAAGACGAGACGACCGACGAGCTTGACGTCGAGGAACTGTCGGACCTCGACGAGATTCAAGACGCCCAGCCCGACGACGTCCCGTCAGACGCCGTCGTCGGCGCGGAGGAAGTCGACGAGTTCGCCGACTTAATTCTTGACAGTCTCGACCACCCAGACATTACCGATCGCGAACTGACGGAACTCATGGAATACTGGGACGATCAAATGTTCTATGGGACGGCGTTCCTGGTGGTCTCGTATTCGGCCGACACCGAGGGGGTCGAGGGCTTTCGCACGGAGTGATAAAGGACAGGGCATTCTCCGCGATATCGAAGACTTCGGTCTCGCGGGCGTCGAGTCGGCGGCGGACCTCACTATTCCCCAGCTAAACTTTCTCCGTGTCGCTCGCGGCGAGCGGGAACGACGCAAAGAGAAACGCATGAACAAGCGGTTTAACGGCTGATATCATGGCTTTCGAGGCACTAAACGCGAGTCTCTCCGCGAGCGACGGGATTAGCGGGACGCTTCAAGACCTGAAAGACGCCGCCCAGGGCGCGGCCGGCGGCGCGATCGAGGCGAGTCAATCCTTCGGGAGCTTCGGGTCGACACTCGACCAGACAGACGACGACGCGATCGAAACGACGGTCGGTGTCCGTGAGGTCGCCGACGCGATCGAGTCGGTCGGCGACACGGCCGTCGAGAATGTCCCGAACGTGCAAACACTGCGCGGGGCGATCGCCGACCTCGACCGGGTCGACGTCGACGACGTTCGCGCGAACGTCGATATCGAGGGCGTCGAGACGGCCCGAACCGAGTTAGAGGCGCTTGACGGGGTCGACGTTTCCCCCAGCGGCGAGGTCGACCTTCAGGGCTTACAGACGGTTCTCGCGCGTCTCGACGCGCTTGACGACCGGGAGGTGTCCCCGGAGGTCGAAGTCGACGGGGAGACGGACCGGGTGGCTGAACTCCGCACACGGTTAGCGGCGCTTGACGGGGTCGAAGTCGACGCCGACGCGCGAGTCGACGTCGAGGGTCTCTCGGCCGCCCGCGCGGCCCTCGCTGGGCTTGACGACAGCGAGGTCGACCTGGTTAACGTCTCACTTGACGACTCTGTCGCTGGGACGATCGGCGACCTGGGCGACCGGGCGAGTGATTCCGACGGCGACGTCGGCGGCTTACGGGACTCGCTCGGGTCACTCGCGGGGTTCGACCTGTCGGGACTCCGAAGCTCACTGTCCGGGCTGGGCGACGCGGCTTCGACCGGCGACCTCGACGCGGACCTCGAAACGGTCCCGAACGCGGCCCTCGCGGCGTCCGAGTCGATCGACGAACTCGAACTCCGAATCGGCGAGTCGAGACGGACGGCCGCGACGTTCGCTTCGGCCCTGAATAACCTCTCGGGAGAGGAACGTGACGCGGCCGCGACGGCGATCGAGGCGTCCGACACGCTGGGCGAACTCCGTCTCCGGCTTCGATCGGCCGGCGGCGAGGCGCGACAGGCGGCGTCGCAAATCGACGACCTCGACGGCGCGGCGGCCGACCTGGTCGACCAGTCACTCGCCTCCGCGAGCGGCGTTCGGACACTTCGCGGGTCGATTGACGAAGTCGGCGACGAAGCGGCCCAAGCCGCGCGACAGATTGACGACCTGGGCGACGAGTCGGTCGCCTCGGCGGCCCAGACGAACACGCTCCGGGGCGCGGCCGACGACGCGGGCGACAGTCTCGGCGGCTTCACGGCGAGTGTCGGCGGGATTTCCGGTCGTCTCTCCCGTCTCGGCCCGATCGTCGCTGGTATCGCCCCCGCCATACTCGGTCTTGGGTCGGCCTTCGGCGGTGCGGCCGCCGGGGCTGGGGCCTTCGGCGGGGCGTTAGGAGGCATTGTCTTCGGCGGGCTTCAGAACAAAGCCCAGGAACTCGCCGACTCGAATGAGTCGATCGCGAACGCCTCGGAGGGGTTAGAACAGATATTTAGCGCCTTCGGCGACGCCGTGAAGGAAGCCCTCGCTCCGCTTCAGACGGCGGCGAACACGGAGTTCGCGGTCGCTGGTCTCGACGGCGTCGTCACGCTCGCGGAAATGGCGGCGGAGTCGATCGCGAGCGTCGCGCCGGTCGTTCGTGACGTCGCGTCGTCGCTGGGGTCGGACCTTCTCGAAACCGCGCCGGCTATCTTCGACCAGCTTGAGACGTCCGTCCGGGCGATCGCCCCCGCGATCGAGGGGCTGGGCGGGCTGATTCGCGGTCTCCCGACAGCGATCGCCTTCCTCCGGTCTGAAGCGGCCCAAATCGGACCACAACTTGTGTCGTTCGCGGGGTCGCTGTTCCGGCTGTCCGTCGCGGCGGCCGACCTGGGGTCGGACCTTCTGGCGATATTACTCCCGCCGCTTACGATTCTCGTCGACGTTCTCGGATTGATCGCTGGGGTCGCGGCCGCTGTCCCACAGCCGCTGAAAATCGCGGCAATCGCGGCTGTCACGGCCGCCGCCGCATACTCGGTGTATGCCGCCTCGGCTGGTATCGCGACGATCGCGACGTCCGCTTTGGCGACAGTTATCGGGATTCTCACCTCTCCGATCACGGCTGTGGTCGCCGCGATCGGGCTTGTCGTCGGCGCGTTAGCCTTCGTGATTGACCGATTCAATCTCTGGAACGACATTATCGGCGTGTTCGTCGGTATCTGGAACGGCTTTCTGGGAATCGTACAATCTGGCATAAATATCATTCTGGGTCTGTATGACGCCCTCGGGTTCCTGGGGCCGGTTTTGTTCCCTGGAATCGCGGTTCTTCGGAACCTCGGGGAGATAGTCGACTTCGTCATGGGGGCGTTAGACACGCTTGCGGCGACAGCCCAGGACATTTTCTCCGAAATCGCGCGGATTCTGAACGAAGTTATCCGACTCACAAACGGCGCGATTGAAGCGGCCGACGCCGTCGCCGAGTCTGTCGGCCTTGACCTTCGCGCCGAGTCAGACGGAAGCGGCGTCGACCTGTCGGGACTCGAAGCCGCCCGGCCGAGTGAGGATTCCGGCGGCGACTCCGGCGAGGGCGAGGGCGACTCCGGCGACGGCGGAGAAAGCGAGTCTGACGGCGACAGCGACGACGACGAAAGCTTCCTCGACGGTCTTGACCCGCGTGAGGGTCGTGAGGCGTCACGACGCGCCGAACAGTCGGCGACGACTGAACAGCGATACGACTTCAGTGGCGCGGACTTCAGCGGCAAAGATTCGTCGGAAGTCGAGCGGACAGTTCGCGAAGCGATTCGCAAAGCAAACCGCGAAACACGCGCCCGTGAAGACGGGACCGGGGGCTGAAACCTATGCCAGAAGAACGACCACGAACGAACTTCGGTGGTATCGAACTGGAGTTTAGCTTCCCGCTTCTCGATATCGAGGAAACCGCGACCAAAATCGAACATACGCTCTTGCCGACGACGGCGTCCGGCGGCGAGGACACGACGGTTATCCAGTCGCTCGGACAGGAAGCCGCGCGACTAACGCTCCGAGGGGACTGTTATCGCTTCGAGGTCGAAGAACTCGACGAGTTCCCCGGACAGGTCGTCTCGCTCCGACACCCACGGTTTTCGGGCGACGTCTTCGTCGACTCGCTGTCAACACAGCCGGAAGGCGCGAAAGACTCGACAGACCAGCGGTACTCATTCCGGGCGGACTTGATCGAGGTCTGATTCATGTCCGCGACCGAGACAGTCTTCGGCGTCGCGACGATCGACGGGTCGGAGTTCCCGCTGGTAATCGGTGGGACCACCCCCGAAGGCGTCGAGTCGTCCGAGACCGGCGTCCTGGTCGACACAGACCGCTATAAC